GTTGCGATTTAAATCCGCTATCTGAAAATTATGTTGCCAAGAAGATTGGTAGCCAATATATGGATTGGTCGGATGACACTAATTCTTATACCCTAAAAGGTGATTATCCAAATAACTCTAAGTTTATTAGAGTAGAGATGAACACTGACGTAGAAGCAGGTAGTGCAAATCCAGCATATCTACCCTTCGGTTGTTATTTACCAACCAGACCAGCAAACTTCCTTTTAACTGGTCAAGATATTGCAAATAGTGCTTTGGCTGCAAAATCTGCTACCATTACAACAGGCTCAACAAACCTTGTAGCATCATTTATATATCCAAAGTTTGTACTAAGATCTGATTCAACCACTGGTTCATTAAGTTCCCCTGTTAATGCTTATTGGGGTCCAACATATAATAAGAAATCAAATCTACTGTACTCAGATAAGAGCTATATTGATTTGATTCGCTACACTCCATATGTTGGCACAACAACTCAAGACACATTCACACTTGATGACATTTCCGGTTCATCACTAACTGGTCCATCATTTACTTATGTATCTGGTAGCCGTCTTGCCGGTTCTTCATTGACTGCTCAGTATTCGTACACTAGCTCATTAAATGCTGGCATTAACAGATTTAATGTTCCTTTGTTTGGTGGCTTTAACGGCTTTAACGTAGCAGAAAGTGATCCATTTAGAAACACTGCCATGTCTAATGCTACACAAACTAACAATTATGCTTTCTACTCTATATCAAAGGCAATAAATACTGTCTCTGACCCAGAAAGAGTAGAGATGAATCTATTGGTCGTCCCCGGTGTTACCAACACTGCCATTAATGATCAAATGATTGCATTGGCAGAAACCCGTGGCGATACCCTAGCAATCATTGATTTGCCAGACGTATATACCCCTCGCCATGAAAGTGCTACAACTTATGGCTTGGGCGCTGGTGGTTCTTCAGGTAATGGCACAAGCAATCTAGATAACGTAGTAACTGCCCTTAAGAATAGAGGCATTAACTCAAGCTATGCTTGCACATATTATCCTTGGGTAAGAATTAGAGACACACTAAACAATGCTACATTGTGGGCACCTCCTTCAATCGCAGCCTTGGGCGTATTCTCAAGCACCGATAAAAAAGCTGAACCTTGGTTCGCTCCTGCTGGTTTCACAAGAGGCGGTCTATCAGAAGGCGCTGCTGGTATTCCAGTGGTTCAAGTATCTGAGCAACTAACCTCCAAGCAAAGAGACAAGCTATACGAGGCAAACATTAATCCTATCGCTCAGTTCCCAGCAGAAGGTATTGTTGTGTTCGGTCAAAAGACTCTACAAGTTACTCGTTCTGCTCTAGATAGAATCAATGTCAGAAGACTCATGATCTTCTTAAAGAAAGAAGTTTCAAGAATCGCAGCAAGATTGCTATTCAGCCCAAATGTCGAAGTAACTTGGAATACCTTCTTGGGTCAAGTGAATCCTCTAATGGCTAGCGTTAAGACAAGATTCGGTCTAGATGACTACAGAGTTATCCTAGATAAAACAACTACAACCCCAGATCTAATTGACCAAAATATCATGTACGCAAAGATCTTCCTAAAGCCAACTAAGGCTATCGAGTTCATTGCAATTGATTTCGTCATTACCAACTCTGGTGCATCATTCCAAGACTAATAGGAGAATAATATAATGCCTGCTGCTTCATTCTGGTCAGACCCTAAATTAGATCCAAAACGTCAGTATAGATTTGTAGTCTATGTTGCAAACTTTGATCCATTTATTGCAAAAACTGTCAAAAAACCATCTTTTACAGTTGGTGTTTCAAGACACCAATATTTGAATCATGAGTTCAAGTATCCAACCACAGTAAAGTGGAACGATATCACAATGACCTTTGCAGATCCTGCGAATCCAGACGTTACAAAATCATTTGTTAACCTATTGAGAAACTCAGGTTATAACTATCCAGTTGATCCAAATAACAAAGAAACAGTATCACGCGACAAAGCAACAACTGCTTTAGGCAATGTTCTCATTCAACAAATAGATGCAGATGGTAATCCAGTTGAGCAATGGACATTAAATAATGCGTTTGTTACCAACGTAGATTTTGGTCAGCTATCTTATGCCAGCGAAGACATGGTAGAGGTTTCTGTTACGTTAGTATATGATTGGGCTACTATTGATAATAATGTTGGTGGCAATCCATATATTACGGTTGGTTAAGAAAAAATAATATAAGAGGTTTTTATGCGAAATGAAGAAAGATTACGAGCAGCCAATGTTGCTGAAGTTGCTGCGCTCGTAAACAATCCCGATTCTATTAAAGTTAACAATCCAGTAGAAATAGCGACACCAACACAAATAGTAGACTTACCTTCTAAAGGATTATTTTATCCAAAAGATCATCCTTGGTATGGAAAAGAAAGTGTAGAAATACGTTTTATGACCGCCAAAGACGAAGATATTCTTGTAAACAAAGGCTATATCCAAAAAGGTGTTGTATTGGATAAATTAATAACAAGTCTATTGATCGATAAAAGAGTTAACATAGATAGCATTCTTTTGTGCGATAAAAGCGCTTTAGTGGTAGCAGCTAGAATTACAGGGTATGGTTCGGAATATATTGTAGATATGCCTTGCCCTTCTTGCTCTCAGACAACAAAATATACTTTTGATTTAGAGTTATTTGAGAATGATTTTCCAAGTGAAGAAAAGTTAGAAAGTGCAGAAATGACTCTAACAGAAAATGGTACATTTGTATTAGAGCTGCCAAAAACAAAAGCAAGCGTAGAATTTAAATTATTAAATGGCGCAGATGAAAAGCGTTTAATGCAACTTACAGAAACAAAGAAAAAACAAAATTTACCAGATTCAACTTTGACAGATCAAATGAAACAATATATTGTTTCTATTAATCATGAGATAGAGAAAACTTTTGTTAATAAATATATTGATTCAATGCCTGCTTTTGATGCTAAGTTTTTACGTCGTATGTATAATGTAGTTACGCCATCTGTAAAAAATAAACAAGAATTTACTTGTTCTAGTTGTGGTTATGCTCAAGAGGTAGAGGTGCCTCTAACCACAACCTTTTTTTGGCCTGAATGATAAATATATACAATCTGTTTACGAACAGATTTTTCAGATGAAATATTATGGTGGTTGGAGTTTCTTTGAATGCTATAACCTTCCAGTCACTATTAGAAATTGGTACTATAAACGTCTTGTAGATCAAAAAAATAAAGAACAAGAAGAGTACGAGAAAGCACAAGCACAGAATTCTCGATAATAACTATTTATCTTTGATCTTATAAGGAATAGTATGTTATGGCGACACCCCCTCAGAACTCCCAACCAGTTGTTGAAGCTGCCGATTTAGAGAAGTTAAAAGAAATAGAGAAATCTTATCAAGCTCAAGTAGATTTAGCCAATAAATTAACTTCTGAATATGAAAAACAGAAAAAATTATTAGAGGCTGAAGCAACTAAAGATCAAGAAAGAATAGCCGCTCTTAAGAATATACAGCAACTAACTGCCGCCATACAAGATCAAAATAATGCTATAGCTGCTAAAAAAAATGCTATAACTTCCATTGATAGACAGAATGCGGAAAGAGCTTTAAAAGAGGCAAATGAACGAATCGCACAGATAGAAAAAGAAATACAAAAAAACGACGAGGCAACTAAAAAAGAGATAGAAAATAGTGGGAAACTAACTAAAGCCAAACAAGCAGATGAAAATAAACTATTTGAGCAAAAAATGAAAAATGTTAATGTATTTGCTCAAAGACTTCAAGGGGTTGGAAATTTATCTAATAAAGTTGGAAGTTCCTTTTTAGAAGGTTTTAATTTTCCTCTTCTTGGTACAAGAATAAAAGGTTTTAGAGATTTAATAACAGATGTTATCAAAGCTCCTGCTGATGCTTTTAAAAAGTATGGATTTCTTGATCAGTATACAACTTCAATTGATAATATGAGACAAAGCATGTTGGGCGCTGGTATTAGCGAACAACAGATGTATGAGGCATTCGGCGATTTAAATCAAAGTATTGCTGATTTTGCTGGTTACTCTAAACCAGTACAAGAGAATTTAGTAAATACTTCTGCTAAACTTGCATTAGCTGGTTTTAATTCAAAAACTACAGCGGCTTCTTTTAATAACTTAGTTAAAGTATTTGGACAGACTGCCCAACAAGCTAATACTACAAACATAAAATTAGCTGCATTATCAAAAACTTTAGGCGATGGCAGTAAGACATTTGAAGATTTTACCGCATTAACTCCTAAACTTGCTGGCTTTGGCACAAAAGCTGTCGATGTTTTTGAAAAAACTTCTATTGCAGCTAAAAAACTTGGCATGGATTCTAAAGAACTGTTTGGTATTATGGATCAATATGATTCATTTGAAAATGCCGCAAATGCCGCTGGCGAACTTAACGTTGCTCTTGGTGGACAATTTGTTGATTCTTTAGAGTTAATGAGAGCATCGCTTGAAGGCGGTCCAGTAGATGTTTTAAACTTATTGCAGAAATCATTTAAAGATTCTGGCGTACAAGTCGAAGAACTTTCAAGAGCGCAACTAAAATACTTTGCTTCGGCAGCAAAAATGCCAGAAGATCAATTTAAGAAAATATTTGCTGCTGGTGGACAGGGTGTTAATGAATATATACAACAACAAGAAATTGCAGCGAAGAATCAAGAAAATTTGAATGAAATAGCAAAAAGAACCCAAGATGTATTTCAGCAAATTCAAAATGAATTTGCCAAAGCTTTTGGTAGTAAAGAAAATATCGAAGCATTAGTTAAAGTAGTGATGAAAATTAAAGATATGGCATTTTGGCTTGCTGATTCTCTTAAGACTATGAAAAATTTGGTCCCTATAATGGGCGCTCTTTTTGCAACTGCAAAAGTTACTTCGTTCGTTTCAGGCATAATACAAGCAGTCCAAGCTCAAAGAGAGCTTAAAAAAGCATCAATCGGCGCAGCAATAGGGCAGGCTTTTACAACAGCGCTAGGAGGTTGGTCTGGAGTCCTCGCTGTCGGCGCAGGGGCTGCCGCAGGTTATGGTGTATATAAAATGCTTAATAATATAATGGGCGATAGTGACGGCGAAGGTGCCTCTACAGCAGCTACGACTGGCGGCGCAGTTACCACATCAATGCCAGCTTCTGCTACCCCACAAGCGCCCACAATTAATACTCAAGATTTTTCTGCTGGTGGTGGTGCAGTTATTTCTAGTGCCGGTAAAAATTATAAAACTAGTGCTTCAGACACCGTAGTGGCTGCACAAGAAGGTGGTGTTTTAGCATCACTGCTTAAAGAAGTAAGTGGTAAGTTGGGCAATATTCAAGAAGCATTAAGTAATCAAGAAATAAAAGTTAATATCAACGGAAAAACAATGGTCGCTGCCATTCAAGCAGAAAAAAGATATGATCCTTT